GTTGCCTGAGTCTTTTGGTGTTAAATCAGAGGACTTGAAGCAGTATTCCCGTCCTATTTTGTCAGCGGCTAGTGAAAAGGCCAGCGCGCAACAGATATCAAAGTTAGGTGGTGATGTTAAATTTATACCTGACTATGAAGCGAATGCTTTTTTAATGTATATTGAAGAAGTATTTCTCTATAAACCATTCGTTTATCAGGGGATGATGTCCTTTGATGAAGCTTGGGCTGTAGTTCTGGAAGAGACTCATGACAAAACACCGGGTGTTCGATTTATGGTACATGCGGAATGCGGCGTAGGACATAACACTAAGAAAGAAGTTTCTAATTGCAGTAAGTGTATGTTGTATTTGCGGGACACTGTGGATAAAATTGTTAGAGGTGTGTTAACTATTAATGATTTAGAGGCGATGCCTCGGTTTAATATTTTCTTGAAGGAAGAGCATACAACTGTGAGTAAGATAGAAGAACAACGACAACGTCTTATATGGGGTGGTGATTTAGTGTTGGAGGTGATCCAACGTATGATTCATCATAAATCATATAGGTTCATTGAAGATGCTGTTGTGTCTAACCCTATGGTTCTTGGTTTTTCTTTGTTAAAAGGAGGTTTTAATCTGATATCATCGAAGCTAAATGGGAAGGATGTTTATGAGGTGGATGTAAGTTCCATGGATTTACGTCTTTCCGGTGATTTGATTTATTTGGCTCATAAGGCTTGGTGTAAGGTTATGAGGATTCCGGATAGTCTGTTGATTTCGTATGAGTCATCTTGTTTGGCTGGCAGAAAGCTAGTCAGACTTGGTGATCATATGGAGATGATAGGCAGTCTGTGTCGTCCTCGACTTGGACTAAACCCTAGTGGTCATTTATTGACGACCATTATTAATAGTTTTTCGACATTATTTGTCCAGTTTAGGTTCTCAATGCGAATCGTTACAAAGTCTGATTTACCGTGCGTGAAGGCATATAATCCAGCGGCTATTCATTTAGCTGCTAGTGTTGTGTGTTCCGTTGTGCATGGTGATGATGCGAATTTCGGTGTTCGTACTGAGTTGCTGGATGATAAAAGGGATTTTTCAGGGATGATAGCGGAGTGTTATTCGTCTTGTGGATTATTGGTTAAGAAATGC